AACCTACCACTATACGGAACTTGTGTCTGAATCGTCTGTGACGAAAACTCTTCAGGCACCATCGTATTTGTTGCACTACCAGGCCCATATCCCCACGTGTTTGAGCAATTGTAATTATCCGAAGACGCATTCACTCGCCACAAACCTGTAGGATTTGGACTAAAACCACTAAATCGCACATTTCCAACCCAACTACGATACAACTGCGAAAACCATTTCTGCGCTCCTGTCGAATACATCCCCGGTGGGAGATTGTCCACATCCGTAATCGGCGCAAAACACCAACCAAGAGGTAACACAAAACTAGTTGCTCCAACATCTTGCACCGCAACTAACAACGAATACCTCTTCATCAAATCCATCACACTACGCACATATGGTCTATACTCAAACGCTGCCAAACCACCAGGATCTCCCAAAGGAACAACCGGACTCGTTACCTCATCCGTTGTTATCGAAACCGTCTTAACCTCCGGAACCACCTGCGTCAAAGGCGCACCACTCTGAGCAACAACCAACATTGGAACTACATCTTCGTAATAAGGGATAACTTCAATCTGCTCACATCCCAAAATACTGTACGCAATCATACCTTTCAAAAACCGATCTTTCAAACACTCTGCCGTAGGAAACGGCTCCAACATACACATTTTACGCACCACCGGTGCCAACCTCCTATACCACAATTCATAATCTCCACACGCCCACGTTCTGGAGAGCACATCAATTGCATTATAGTAAGCTGCCACTGGTAAACTCAACACTTTTGTACACGAATACGTCAACGTTTTAAAAATCGACTCCATATCCGGTTTTGGAAAATACTTTACCCCAGGAATTCTTTGTGTGTTTACAACAGTATAATTCTTCAAAAACTCCATCTTCAAAATAGACCCATTGGTTCCTTTCAACGTACCGATTTTACTCGGATCCGTATAAATGATACCAAACTGGGCCATATACTTACCAAAGTTTTCCGCAGTAAACCACGAAACAATCTCAGACACAGCTTTCCAGTCATCATCACCAAACACCTGGTCAAACACACACTTACGATACACAGCCATACTCGATTTCCCCTCATC